GGTTTCATCACGCCCGCAACCGGAAAATTCGGCGAACGCTTGTGCCGCGTCCGGTTTTGACCGGGTTGCAGCAACTGAATGTTGGAAGCCATTGCCATCAGAAACGCCCCCTCTTCGGAGGCGTCACCACCGGCTCAGTCGGCGGACCCGGCCGGAACTGCGGCAACTGGCCACCCTGATCAATCACAATCCGAAGGACTTGAGGAGCGCGAGAAGCACTTCGGGGTGACGCTCGGCGAGCGCGAGAAGCTGCGACGCGACGACGAGGAGCACGACGAGCAGCAGCGCGGTTTCCGACACGAGCGCGCGAACGAGTATATCGAGCCATTTCATAACCTTTCCTTTATTACAGAGCCAGACCAGTCTGGAACCCTGACGACTGACCGAGTGCACCAGACGCACCGGCAGACCCGTGACCGATCATCGCCCAAGCGAAGTCGTCCACTTGGTCATAGAGATACGCTTCCATCGCTTCGACAAAGTCAACCCTCGCAATCGCGCCTGTGACAAAAAGCCAGTAGGCTTGATTGTAGGCGTAGGTGCCGCCGATGAAACGGTTATAGCGCCAGCCCGACGCACGAGCGAGCGCATCCAACGCCTCGACGATCCCGAAACCGCCATCAAGAAAGCGCTTGAACGCGTGATAGACAACCGGATCAAGCCGCATCTTGCGCTCAGTCACCCCGACAGGAGACCGCCCCACAGGAGACGACGCAACCGGTCGACCCGACACCGGCACAGTGAAGGCGAACGGGTCAGGCCCGACCCGGTGGCCGGGCCGAGCACGCACACGCGGCTGCAAATGCCGCCGATACCGAGGCCGAGGCGTCACCGTCGGGCTGAAAACCGGCATTGGTGAAACCACGATCTTCGGCGCGACCACAGGGTCGCCATTCGGTTTCGGAAACGTTTCCGTGAACCACCAACGATTTTTCCACGACTTGCCGGGCACCGGGTGCCAGTCCTGATAGGAATATTGATCATGGGCTCTCTCATCGGCCATGAAGTGCCGATACGTCGCCATGCCCCAAAACTTATAGGGAGGCTCCGTCGTTTTGCCCGGATACGGCTCGACCTCCTTATCCAAGGAGTCGATCCGCATGCCGCCGGGAAGGTTCCACCCCCACGTCACACCCTTGAGTTGCCTGTAGGCACCGGCAGGAGCCGACCAAGTGCCGGGAAAAACAAGTTCCCGCCACAACAGCGGGTTTGGCGCATCAACCGCCCAAGCGAGCGCAAACCCAATGCCGACACCCGCCGCCAAAGGCACGACGGTCTCGGCACCACCGAGCGCCGACAGGGTTTCGCCCATAATCGCACGGAATGCGGAAGGCGAAACACGCTCGGGCTCAAACACCGGAGGCCGGTTCGTGTTCGCAGCAAACCCACGCGGACGCTGCGCGTTTGTCGGTGGATTGGCCCACCGAAGCCCTGTCGTCGATCTGAACGTCACAGGCACAACCATCTTGTTCCTTCCTTCGCTCTAGGAGCACTTCTATCGTTCCACTCTTAAAGAATGGTTCCAAAGTAAACAAAAGAGATCAAACAGAATTTTCTCATTTTGTTAAGAAGGACGGTCGTTAAACCACGGGGAAAATCCGCCTCGCGGCTGATTTTCCCCTACCATCTGCTTCTTCTTGGTGTCGCTTACTTCTCTTTGCCATAATTAACACTTGCGCGAGGCCTTATGTCAAAGGATTTGGTTGCGTATTTGGTGACATAGGACGCTGCACCACCAGCGTCCGACGCAACCAGTCTGGCGTGTATGAATGAGCGCCAATTGTCTTCTAAGAGGACTTTCAGGATTGGCCGATCACCCGTGTTGTGCAGCAACAGGTGATAGTGACTTCGTCCCGTTTTCTCCCCGCGCTCATAGACCGCGAGGTAACGAAAGGCCACCCCACGCTTGCGGAGCCGCTTGAAATACCGCTGAACGTGCCTAAAGGCCGCTCGCTCGATCAGGCGGTCAGATGTGCCGCCTAGCATCGAAGCCTCAGCTAATACCCCGGCCATGTGCACCGGGGAAAAGGTCAGCGTGACGAACCACGTCCGAGGGGATCGTGCGCACTCGACCAAAGCCCTTTCCCGCCATTTCATTTGACGGAACTGCAAGCACTTCGCGCACTTGCGGCAGGGCACGAGCAGCACCGCCTCAACCGGCGCACTGTCGTAGGCTTTCGAGGTTCCGCGAAAGACTGTGACAGGGTCGTCACAGTAAACGGCCCACGTCGAGAACGCCGTGAAGCCTTCCACCTTGCCCCGGAGAGCAAGCTTGCCGGCCAACCTCTGGGTTGCCCGATCTGCCCTCTCACGAGGGTCTGCCAAGTGATCTTTGGTGTCACTTGTGCATATACTATCAAGTCCTCGCTTCGCGGTCGTATTTTTCACAGGTCTGTGCCTGATTTTGAGGGCTTCAAAACAGTAGGCAACGGCGGTTCCGATCCTGCGACATCGCGGCTCCGCCGCCGCCAATAAGCGAAAAGCGGGCACAAGGCCCGCTTTTCTCGGTGGTCAAGATGCTTAGAGCAAGATCAGTGCCACCACACGCGCGGAGCACCGTTGTCGAGGTGCAGCCACGTGGAATAGAGGCCGATGCCCGTAAACCCTACAGCCAGCGCTTCTGACAGCAGTTCAAAGCGCCCGTAGGAACCCCAAGCAAGGTCAAACGCCCTACCTTGCACGTGGAGGCTGTGAGCGGCCCCGTGGACTGCCATGTTGTGCGCGGGCGAGCGATAACCCGAAACCACAACAAGCGGCCCTACGCGCAAGCGTAGAGTCTCTAGCAGGTCAAGCGCCGGATCGTTCTGCACGAAACTGTGGTCATCATGCGACCACAGTTCCGACAGAGCGAAATGCGGACGAACCATCCTCATCGGGTCGTGTCCGTCACATTGCCCGAAACGTCGAGGTGCCCGATGCCCTCATAGTAGCAGAATTTGTTGGTCGCGCCCGTGAAGAGCGCGTCAACGTCGGCCAAAGTGCAGTATTCGCCGCGCAAGTCTTGCGGATCCGAAGCGTCATTGCCTTTCATGCCGGTGGACATGGGGAGAGGGTAAGGACCGGACCGCTCGTTGATGAATTGCTCACCATGGCTGAGCAAATCCCGGTGGTCGTAGAGCATGCTGACAGCACCGACATCAGTCCTGAAATCAGCGCCAAACACAGGATCACTGTCCGCAAGCGTCTTGATCCCCGCCGTCGGGTCTTCGATGTTGTAGATCGGGTAGAAATCTTGGAAGCCCCACAAGTTTCCGAGGAAACTGTAGTCGATGTTTTTCTCGAACATCTTGGGTCGAACGGCAGCAACGCAAACGACGAACCCCGGTTCGGAGAACCGCTTGGCTTTGTCGAGCTTGATCTCATCAGACCAGACCCAAGCACTGGACGGGGCGCCAGTGGTAGGTTCGACGGTATTGACGGGTTGGGTCCAAGATCGAGCGTAGCGCAGAAGTTCGGGGTCGCCCTCACTCGCCGCGATCGACTTGACCCCGTATTGCTCGAGGTATTTTTCATAGGTCACCTCCGTAAGAGCCATTTGTTGCAGCATCTGCCAAGCCGACATTTGCTCGTAGGTCGCCGAGGTGTCGGTCGTGACCAGAGCCTCAGCGGCGGGCTCAAAAATCATGTTCTGATACCACGACGCAACCGAGCGCCGCGTCTGACGAACGCCGTCAATCGTCCGCGGCGTGTGATCCGGCGCGAAAAACGCGTCATGGAAACGCTCAGTGCAAAGCCTGATCCAGTCGATCTGACCGGCCTTCGTGAAATACCGCGAGGACGTAGCGCCCGCAGTGTAGCCCGTCGTCGAGAACGAGGACGAGACGAACATCTCACCAAGCGCCCGATCCAGATCAGTGAACTTCACATAGACGAACCAGCTTTCCAGCCAAGCCCCAGCCAGCGGATGCGCAACCGGCATGGAAAGACAGCGCCACTTCAAGGTGGCACTGTTCAGGGTCTCACCCGGCAGCACGACATGCGCAAAGATCGGGTAGAGCCCGTACGGTTTCATCACGCCCGCAACCGGAAAATTCGGCGAACGCTTGTGCCGCGTCCGGTTTTGACCGGGTTGCAGCAACTGAATGTTGGAAGCCATTGCCATCAGAAACGCCCCCTCTTCGGAGGCGTCAC